CATTTAATATATTAGCAACAGATTCAGCAGCCACCAATGCGTCTGCCTGACCAATAGCAGCCCCTAAGGCTTGAGCATAGTGATTTCTCTCTTGTTGAGCGTGGTTATACCCTTTACCTTTTCTTACATCGGGATCTCCGGTTCTCTCTTCCTCCTCTAACAGGTTATCTATCTGATCAGCAAGTAGTTCTGCCCTCTCAGCAGCAAGATCTAAATTTGTAGAATCAAATTCTAACTCTTTGTTTATCTCGTCTATTCTATCTTTCTTTTCTCTCATAGTTCTTCTAAGTTTAAATAAACTTTCTTGAGATGCTTGATCGTTCATAAACAAAAGAAAATTTCTTTTAAACTTATCGGATATGCCATCCTTTTGATCCATTTCAATGTAATGCATCAAAGACAGATGGAAAGTCACATCAAAAGTTCTAGACTTGGTCCCAGTATGAGTAAATAGCTGACCATTTCTTCCAATGATGTCATAGTCGCTCAGGTTTGCAGTGCCTTTCTCCTGTATGATTGGATTTTCCAAGAAAGGCAAGCAAGTTCTAAACACTCGACCGTTTGATTGAGGATATTCGAAACAGAGGTTAGTTCTTTCTTGAAGCTTTCTTTTCTTCACCTCAAACTTTAGATTGTTTTGAAAAAATACCATTCTATGTTACCCGTTCCTCTGCTTGGCTTGTTTGGCATCAGTTATGAGTTGAGTCATCTTCTTATTTAAAGTATCAAACCTTGCAACCATAGCGTTACCATCGGCTGTCATCCTGTCTCGTGCCTGTGTCGCTAACGCAGCAACAACTCTAAACTGACTATCAATCATTGCAGCTTCGGCAGCACGTTTCTCACGATCTTTACGCTCTTGCTCTTCTCTTTGCTTCTTAAGCTCTTCCTCAGTGGCTTTAGTGTTCTTAGAGATCGCTTGGAATATACCAATACCGCCGCCAACAACAGCACCAGCTAAGGCTCCTAATGGGCCAAGAGCAGCGCCCATGGAGGCTCCCACACCAGCCCCGCCAAGAATATCTGTGGTGGTATCTAACGCC